ATGAGAATGATGTTAGCGTTAGGGGCCATGTTAAGCCTCGCTTGTGTCTCTGCAGGCGAAGCACCCTCGAACTACCAGTCATACCACGGCATCCGCGCCGATAGCGATCCCGTGATTCTAGCGAGATACGACAGGGCTCTGCAGCACTGCCAACCGGAGGCTTATTCCTGGCAAAGGGGTTCACCCGATCCAAATAGCAGCATGTACATACTGGCATTGAGAAGTTGCTTGTATCGGTACAGCTTCGTGGACCGCGGTGCGTTCGCCTATCCGACGACGGCTTGGTACCAGCACTTCCTGGATCGCTGATCGCCAAATTTATCGTTGCCATGTGACAGGCTTAGGCGCCGCGTGCAGCGGCGCTTTTGCTCCTTGATCTGGACGATTCGCGGTCCTTAATCACAGACGCGTATGCGCTCGTAGTGGTATCCGTCGTCATATTCGTTTTGAACCGGGCGGCTCTCATGCCAGCATCTCGGCGGCGGGGGAGCGGGTTCATAGGCTCCACCGTTTGCGATTGCGCCGCCGATCAACCCGCCAATAAGCCCGGCGGCAACACCGCCGGCGATTGCATTTCCATTATTGTGATGATGATGATGCCGTTCTGGCGGCGGGTCGCGCCAGTCGCCATGGCGATACGGGGGCCGGCCATCATATTGCTGCGCTTGCGCGTAGCTGCCCGGGAATACCGCGCTGCTTGCAAACGCAGCAACGATGAAAACCGAGAGAATTGTCTTCTTGATCATGCCCACCTCCGACGCAGCGCGCCATATATCGCTAATGTTCGACTCACCTAAACAAGTCTTTCAAGCATGATTATGTTCAAATGAACACCGCGTGAATGCGCCGCTTCACCCAGTTCGGACGTGACCCCGATACTCTCCCGGAACTCCTGCCCCTTCCGTCCAAATTGACGTTGTCGTCGGTGAAGGGGTCGTCGGGAAACTCTCGATCGTTATCGAGGTGCGATGGATGGTTCCGATGCGTCCGATTAAGTCTTTGGCGTGCTTTTCCCCGCGATATCCAGCCGCCGTCCTGGCCATCGTGAGAGAGGGCTAACGGTCGGAATATGTGAGGGGGCGTAGTTGAGTATTGTCGGTAGCTGTCATTGTTGCGGGAGAGGCCCACAAACCTGCCGATTGCTATGAAAAAAAGGCCTTTCGATCTCTCGAAAGGCCTTTCATATCAGAAACTTGGATGGTGGGCGTGACAAGGATCGAACTTGTGACCCCTACGATGTCAACTTCTTGCCCCCTAGCGGAATGCCCGGAATTCCGGGGACTCTACGCTTCGTAAATCGTCGTTTTCGGCACTGTGTTGCTACTGCGTTCCACTTCTCAGGTTCACTGAACCTGTGGAGCACTACGTACGCAGGAGCATTGATTTAATTGGCATTTGCTACAGCTAAGTGGTCGGAGGTTCGATACCTAGGGGTTCCACCAGTCTGCGTCATATCCAATGTGTCAGCAAGATCGCGAAGGTGCTCGGGGCTATACCGGGCATAGACCTTTTCCGTGATCCTGCTATTCGAGTGCCCGAGGAACTGAGCGATGCGCGTCATCGGATGACCGTCCTCGGCAAGCCAGACGGCGGCCGAATGCCGGAGCATATGCGGTGACACATCATTGATCTTCGCGGCCTTCGCGGCAGCCTTCAGCCCCTTTTTAATCGACTTAACCTGAACGCCAGCCCATTCGATGACGAACGGCGATAGGGCCGCCTGTTTGGCAAGTTTCAGCTCCCTCATCAGCGTTTCGTTCATCGGTACCGTGGCCCGACCCTTCCGGCGCGTCCGATCGAACGGATTCCGCAGATTGATCAGCCGTCGATCAAACTCCACTCGATCCCATGTCAGCTCAAGCGCCGCGGCGTTTCTCGCGCCCGTCCCGATCATGAGCAGGATCGCCAGGCGGATATGGGGCACTTTCGCCGAATCCATCAGCCGGGCGACTTCTTCCCTCTTCAGATATCCGTCCTTCGGATCGGGCTTGGCGGGTCGCTCGATATGGGGTGCCCGACCGATCAGACCGTTCTTTTCGGCCCAAACCAAAACCGTGCGCAGGTGCCCGAGTTCGGTATGGATCGTGCCGTCCTGGATGCTTGCCTTCCGGCGCTCGGCGGTATGGGCACGGCAATCGAGTACGCTGATAGCCGTTCCCTCCATTTTCCCGAAACGCCCTTCCATGGCCTTCCATGTGAATTTCATGGTGCCGACCACGGCGCGGCCTTCCTTGTCGATAAGGTAGGCCTTCCACAGATCATCCACCGTCGTGCCCTTGGGCCGCGTCAGTTCCGCGTATCGAGACGCTGCGAGGCGGGACGCCTCTTTCTGGTCTGTGGTGCCAAGGCGATAACGTCTGCGGACGCCGTCTGGCTCGTCCCATGTGACGCAAAACTCCCCTCGGAGTCGTGTAAGTCTCCACTCTGACATTTCTCAAAGTTCTCCACGTCTTCAGGTTTAATCCTCAGAAGCTTCCCGCCAAGACGAAAAGCCGGCAGCTTCCCGCAAGCAACGAGCTTGCGGACGTGACGTTCGGAACATTCCCAATGGTCGGCTAGGCTCTTCGGGGTGAAGGGCTTGTTCATCAGCGCTTCTCCCCGCTATCCACAGTTTCCCCAGGTGGGTTTTCCACAGGCGAGCCGCGCATGATCTGCTCGAACCGCCCCATCTGATCCCCGGCCATGTCCTCCGCGAGTTCCAAGACCGTGCGAAGCGAACTGGCCACGTGTCCCGGAACAGAGTAGGTGTCGCAGGCGAGAGCTTCCGTCACGTATTTGCAGACGGCAAGTAGGTCCACCAGAGAAGCGGCGCGGTCGATATCTTCAGGAGTCGCCAAGACCCCTATGTGTTTGGGCGAGGCATTCATTGGGAGGCCTCGCCCTGTTCGGCCATCGCCTCGATCTCAACAAGTAGGTCGAAGGCGAGCATGGTGCCATGATCGAGCGGGTCCCGCTCGTGCTTCATGCTGAGGGATCGAGCCGCCATATTGAGCAGGCCAAGGATACGGCGAAGCTCGCCGAACTTATCGAGAATTTCAATGTTGCGGGCCATCACAGGTTCTCCGGAAGAATGTCGACGAGGTTCTGCGCGTTGATGATTTCCTTGTCGGCAGCTTCGGCCAGGATCTGGAAAGCGCAGTTTTGGCGGTTGTCGGAAAGGGATTCGGCCGCCATCTTGATCGCGTGAAGGAAGCTTCTGGCGGCGCCGAGGGCGTCTTCGAATTCGGTTCGGGTGCTCATATTTCCAATCCACTTCCGTCGAGTGCTTTGCGGACCGGCTCAAGGGTTTTCAGAGCAATTCCAAGAGTCGTGGCGAGATCGTGCAGAGCAGACTCGTCTATCCACTCCTGATCCTGCAGGGCCAGCCAAGCGGTGTTGATGAGAGCCACGCCATCGAGCAACTGGTCGATGGCGAGGTGGCGCTTAGGTTCGGCGGACTTAGGCATCGTCGCTCTCCTTGTCGCATTGCGCCCAGCATTGATCCCAATAGGCGGAAAGGGTGCGGGCGCGGCCACGACCGGCTTTGGCTTGAAAGCAGACCATCATGAGAAATCCGTGCTCAATACCGGTCAGCGGCCGAGGCATGTCGTTGACGATCAAGTTCAAGCAACCGCCGCCGCCAACATCGTCTTCCTCGAACTGCAGGTATTCGAGTGCGAGGCGCTTACCGATCTCACAGTCGGCGAGGTAGTCACCGGTCCAGGCAACATTCCAGAAGCAGCGATTGTGTTCGCCTTTCTTGGCCTTCGGAAGAGCCTTTCCGTCGCGCAGTGCGGTGAACGAAAGCGTCCCTGGATTAAGGGAAGGAACAGGATCGGAGCGCTTCATGACTTGGCGCTCCCCTCTGTCGTCCGGCCGAAGAGGAAGGCGGCTTTAAGGCGCCAGGAGATCTCGCCGTAGAACTCCTTACCGGTTTCTTCTTCCAGGGCGAGCCGCAACTGGTCGAGATGGTAGTCTGCCCGCTCGCGTGCAGTCATGGCGGGCTCTACAGCCGCTTTCGCCGGTTTGACGTCGGCCAGTACTGCCGGAATGGCAGAAGCCGCCGCGAGGCCCGGCAAGGCAGAAAGGAATGATCGGCGGGTTGTCGGCATAGCTTCGCCGGCCGCCTGAATCGTCGGTTTCATGGTTTTTCTCCGGGTTTTAGAAGGTGCGCCTGTAGCGCTGATTATTGGACGGTAAGACCGTCGCTTATGTAGGGGCCGCTATTGCCAAGCTCGACGTAGTAGGCGCCGACGGTAATGGCGAAATCGATAGTTGCGCGTCGAACTTCGGCATTGGCGGTGAATTCGAGTTGAAAGTCTTCCATCGCACGGCCAGCCTGATCCGAGTATTTGTCCATAGTCGGGATCTTGAAGGCGAGATAAGGCGAGACGGCTTGGCTGCCGCCAATCACATGCCAGGACGCGCCGGCTTCCTCGATAGTGTCGATCATGGCGTCAATTTCGGGAGTGATGAGGATAGTGTCGGTCACGATCGGTCCTTTCAAAGCAGTTTCCCCTTGCTGACCAGCTTGAAGCGGCCTTCGATATCGGGATGGGTGGAGGTAGTAGCCGTCGCAGGTGCGCATTCGGCCACGAAACGCTTGAACAACTTCGTGATGTCGATGATCTGGTAAACGGCAAAGCTGCTGCCAAGCGCGTTCTCATGGCTATTCTTGACCATGGCAAACACGGGCGGACGGTAGGAGATTGATGTCAGCACCTCGTCTACAAGCCAGGCCGGCAGCCCATACTGCTTATTCATCCGGGCCTTGATCTCGGTCTTGGTTTCGGTGTGCTGGGGCTTCGCTTTGAGCGGGGCCGTGTCCTCGATCATTTCGACGCGGGCGACTGTTGCCTGCAGCACCTGATGGTGCTCGGCCTGCTGGCGTTCCACTTCTGCCTGACGACGCTCGAAGGTCACAAGCGCCTGCGCGTTCTGCAGGATTATTTCGGCAGCAGTCATCGGCTGGTGCGCTATGGCCCGTTCCTCGATCGTTAGGAAGTATTTGCGGATGGCACGGCCCTTCTCGGAACGATCGACCATGCCGAGTTCTTTGCCCATGCCGATGGTGAGGAAGTATTCGGTGGCGGGGCGGCCGCCGGTGGGGTTTTCCCCGAAATTGGTGAAAACTACATAGTCGGCGTTTTCAAGAAAGCCGAACTTTGCGATCCGATCCTTGATCCAGGTCGTATAGTCTTTCTTGGCGCCGAGATAGCGGTGGACCTCTCGGCCATCCACTGTCTTGACGAGGTGATCACCCACTGCACGGTCTGTGATTCGGGGAAACTGCGAATGGGCGTTCATGCCGGCACCTCGATCGCATCCCCGAATACGTCTTTGATGGTGACCGCAATGTCACGAATGTAAACGCCAACGCCTTGGAGGTTCTCCAAGTGGCGATCGACGTTCTTTCGCCGAAGTATGAGATTGTCTTCGCCCCGCTTTTCCGTGGCCTCGGCTTCATCAATGTAACCGGCTGTGAGATCATGGGCGATCCCATCGTCATCCATCTTGCGGAAGAACTCGACCTTCGGCTTGAGCCACTTGTGCTCCGCCTCAAGCACCTGGGCGATATTCTCAAGGCGAGTCGTGATCGCGGACACAATCTCTTGCACGGTCGCGGCGCCCTCTAGATGGGGCATTTCAACGGCGGTTGATGAATCGGGCATTGGTCACTCCATCGGTTGATGGAGCAATTAATACACTTTGGATTAGCTCAGTCAATACACTTAGTATTAACTTGTTTTGAGATCATCACATACGGGTCAATCTCGCGACTACTTTTCCGATGATCGAAATAGATGACATCTCCACGACTTGGCTGGCTTCAGGGGTAGCATCGGACGAAACTACTACAGAGGGAGACTGAGCGAAAAGGTTCGCCCTCAGCCGGCGCACTTGGGGAGATCCAACCTTGTCGGCAACCAAATACAGGCCGTCGGCAATAAGGTCATCCATCGCGGTATCGACAAAGACCATGTCGCCGTGGAGAAGCGTCGGAGCATTCGCGTCGCCCACGATGGGGAAAACAATGCTCTTTTGGGATGCGCCCAGCTCGTATTGGAGATGCTTGGGTGGGATCCCCCAAGTTGCGTTTATCGAATGAACGACTGTTTCTTGGAAATCTGTGAACCTACGCCATCCTCTAGCGAGAAGGGTATCATCCTTCGCAAAATAGGGTGATATCTCGGGAATAAGCGCCATTGTGCGCAAAGTCTGAAGGGCGCTTCTTTCTTGAGAGCGCTGATGGCTTTCGGCGAGACGCTCTTTGGTATCAGGATCCATCTCGGCTCTGGCCGCGCGATATTCTTCTTCCTCTTGGCGCTGCTGCTCCAACTCCTTTTCACGTTCAGCGGCGAGTTCAGAAGTTTCCATCTCGCCTTGGCCCAGCAGTAGCCACGAGACTGTCACGTGATAGCGACGAGCGTAAAGAGCAGCCGCAGCCTCATCATAATCTCGCGTGCCGTTCTCATGATGGATGTATGTTGAGGGGGAAACCCCCAGTGATCTTGCCGCCTCCGATGCCGATTTGAAGTTGGCCGCTTTCCTGGCCTTTCGCAGGCGGTCTGCACGTGTTTCCGACATGTCTAGTCCGATCCGTATTGATTTCGTCGTCATAATACCCTATGAATTGATACATATCGGACTAATCTTGAAAGAAGGGTTCAGAAATTGGGTAAACGAATTCTGAATTTGCGAGCGCGGCTACAGTGGTCACAAGCTCGGATGGCAGCAGAACTCGGGGTCAGTCAACCGACCATATGGAGAATTGAGCGCGGGCTGCAGCAGCCATCGAAATCAGTTCTTAAACTCCTCGACATTCTAGAGGAGAAACTGAGTGGGATTTGTCTATGATGCCCTCTTCCGAAACTTTGACAAGCTCGTCAAGCATCACCCGTGCCGCCCAATGGATCGCCGATCGCAAGGGCGACCAGTTCGGCGCCGTCATTCCCGTCCTCAAGCAGCGCTTTGGCCTCACGAGCGTTCAGGCGGCAGAGGCGTGCACGTTGGCGAAATCCTTTCGCATTTGTAGGAGGGCGTTCTCATGATGCACGCCGCTGCCTATGGCCGTCTCGGACAAGATCCGCGGTCCATTTCCACCCAATCAGGAAAGCCGATGGCAGCCGCCTCGATGGCCGTTGCCGTTGGCGAGCAAGATGCTCCGCCGTTGTGGATCAGCATCCTCGCTTTTGGTCGTGTCGCTGAAGATCTCCTGCGCCTTCAGAGGGGCGACATGGTCAGCGCGTCGGGTCGCGTCCAGCGTAGCACTTGGACCACGAACGACGGTGAGAAGCGCGAGCAGCTTCAGATCGTTGCCGATTCCCTAGTCTCCAGTCGCACAGTCCGTCCCCATGGTGGTGGTCGCAAGCAGTCGGATCGCGCACGCCAGGAACAGCTTCCTGAACTCAACGATCAGATTCCGTTCTGAGGTCGGCAATGGAGCAAGTTCACAAGTCAAATCGAGATGGATCAGCACAGATCCTTTTTGGCGATGTCATCTGGAGAGAAAAGCCGGCTCGCAAGCGGGATCGGCGTGTCGACTGGCAATTCTCTCTGGAAATGCTCCGCCTGCGCGAGATCGAGGTGGTTATCCGCCATCGTCACATCAATGGCATCCCGGATCCGGCGGGCTGTGATGATGTCGATACTTGCCACGCATACCTGCGAGCGGTTGCTATAACGCCGGGCGTCCAGGATTTGGAGTCTTGGGCGAGAGTGTGGGCACCGTGGGCCGATCCCTCAGTTATCGAGACGATCGGGGCTCAGCGTTTCAAGCGAAAGCGAATGGTCGGCGCTGACGCGGTCGCGAAGATGCTTTTCGTGACTTTGGCAGAGCGAACGGCACTCGGGCTGAAAACCATTGGGGCTTGCGACCTCGCTTCGGAGGACCGGCAGAAGCTCGCAAAGAACAGCAAGCGCACGCGCGATCGGGATCGGCAGGAGAAGAAGCGGCGCTCTCAGGGTCGCATTCCTCGCGCTTCCTATGAGGCGACATCATTGTCCAGTCTCAAGCCGTGGGTTGCGGAGGGAATTTCTCGCAGAACATGGGAACGGCGCCGTGACGCAAGTGCGTCGCGAGTAGAAGTAATAAGGAAAGGCGACACACCTGCGTCAAAGCCAGATCAGAGGGTGCCGGACGGTATGGACCAAAGTCGCGTAGCGGGTTTGGTCGTGGGTCTGGGGGATCATCCCCCAGCGGAGCTCCAAGAGGCGGCGCCTCATGGGAGTAGCGACAGAATGGAAAGGGACGCGGCATGACAGCCGAGATCATCCCGTTCCCGATCGATCGACATGCCTACTTCATTCGAGAGACTGCCCGCGTGCTTGAACGCAGGAATGGGCCGGCCGCTGACCGCTTTTGGAAACTCACCTGCCGGCGGCTTTACGCCCGGCTGCAGGTCCAGGGGCACGCTGAAGCGACCATCAGAAAAGAAATCGAGGCTTTCACATACGCGGTGCAGGTCGAAATGCAACGCGCGGCCTACGCCTTGTGGGAAGCCAACAACCCGAAAGGTGCAACATGACTGTCGTTATCCTCGATAATTCCGATTTGAGCGTGATCGCGAGCGCCAGGGCTGTCGCCGGCGATCTAGAACCGAGCCTGCGCTATATTCGAGATCGGGCACAGAAGACCTTAGACGGCGTCAACGTCGCCACGACGATCGAAAAGGTTCTGCTCCGCTACGCCAAATGTCTTGGGGCCTATCATGCCAGCGCGATCCAGCTGACCTATTCGATGCATCGGCATAACGCGGATTATTCGTTGCTCCAGCATATCGAAGCCGCAGATCAGATCCAGCGCAGCATCACAACGATTGAAATGCTGATTTCGCAGCCGGCTATCTGGATCGCGGTCCCCAATCTACAAAACACCCGCTTCAACATCATCTCGGTCCTCACCCGCACGATCCGCGCCATCGACCAGGCGTTGGAGAGTTGCGCCGTTCTGCGGGGCCATCAACCCGCCGAGGAATCAGCAGCATGACCTCACTGCAACACGGGTATCCCGGCTTCCTCTGCCGCCTTGATCAATGCAGCTCGTGCCGCTTCCGGAGGAGACGCACCCAACATCGCCTCAAGGCACACGTGCACCGCAATCACGTACTCTTTGCCATCGTTGATGGGCCAATGCTTCAGCAGCAGCTCAGCCACCTGACGTACCGAATTGACCCGCCGGTTTCCTTCCGTGCCTCCCATTACGAGTGTCACGGGCGGGAAGGGCCGCAAAGTGTTTCGTTTCAAAACGCATTACCTCCGAAACATAAAGACTTCGGTAACCTTGCAATAAGCGTTCCGGGGAGGGCGGCATGACCACAACGGTTAGGAATTTAAAAATTCAAATAGCGGGCGAGACAAAAGCAAGGATTGCCGCAGAGGAACGAGCGGCCGCGGCTGCAGCCCAGACGCAGGCTGCGGAAAAGCGTGAGCGCGACCTAGCGACCGAATTAAAAAGGCTTCGATCCGAAGTCTCGGAGCTTCAAGCCGCGGTGAAATCAAGCGGGGTGCGCACGCGATGATCATTTTCCAGATATTTTGGCTTAGGCTTCGAGTGTCGCTCCGCACATGGAGGATCCACCTGTGACACAGATCCTCAACATCACGCGAAACGATGACGGTCAGTACGAGGTTACCGACCAGAGGGGCAAGGTCGTCGAAGGCCCGTTCGAAACCAACGCCGCAGCATGGAAGGCGCTCGACCGGCTTGATACCCAGGCTGCCGACATCCCTGATCGCCGTCGCAGCAACAAGCGTGTCCTTTGGGGCAAGCCGGACCAGACCCCGAAGCAGAGCAAGAAGGAAAAGAAGCGCGCGGCGAAGCAGGAAAAGCAGATGAAGCGGAATGCCCATAAGGCCCCCGGGTGGGTTCGATCGGTCGCCGCGGCAAAGTTCGATCCCGTCGGCGAGCGCAAATTCCGTGACTACAAGCTCGGCACTTTTGGTCCCGCGTCCGAAGTGAAGCGGATCGATCCGGCAACCTATCTTGCCGAAAAGGCGGCTCGGGGTGAGCATTGAATAAATCGGGTGTTCACCACTGCGATATCTATCGCGTCGCCCGGCAGTGCGGCGTGAAGCTCTTCGACGGCCATTTGCATAGCCCGACGAGCCGGAAGGCCTTCGAATGCTATTGCAAGCCAACGGTGCGAGAGATCGGCCGCGAGCATGGCGAGGATCATCTGCGGCTCGTGCTCATGCTGATGACCGGAACCGCGGTGAATGCCCGTGAACTCTACGCGGACATGATTAAGGCGGTGTCCTCGATCCTCGCACAGCACCCAACTCTATTGAGGTCGCCTTCTCTCGTTGACGACTTCAACGCAATCGACCTCGGCAGCCTTCGACGGAAAGCCAGGGCCATGAACTGCGGAATACCGACAACCCACGTTCTTCGCGTGTTGATCGGCGTGAAATTCTTTCAGCCCGTGCAGGGCGATCTATTGGACATGATAGGAGATGCGGCGTGAACTTTGTCGACTGGACGGCGAAAGCGGTTGAGGTTCGGATTTTGGAGATGGCGGACACGCTCCGGATATCGCCGGCGGTACGTGGCCCAAAGATGTTCGGCAGTGCCATGCCTGAGTCCGTGAAGCGCTACGACGAGTCTTATGGTGTGCAGCCTGCCCGATACCGCGAAACCGCGTCCGCAGCCTCCCTGGGGCGAATGGAGCAGGTATGGAACTGGATCAATGCCCTTCCGAGCGTGGCTGACCGCAAGCTGATCTACGCCTGGAGCTGGGTGAAGGTCCGAAAAGGCATGAAGATTTCCGCCTTTGCGGCAGAAAATGACCTCAACGATCGAACTTTGCGACGCCAAATTGATCGGATTTGTCAGCATATTGCGGATAATCTCAACCGCATTACCGCCGTTCGGCTTAATAGTCCAGATTGCGCCGTGTCCGAAAATCAGCCAAATATCGCGTCATCAACGGTAACGTCCGAGAAGTGCGCGGCATACTGGATCGCACCGGACGGCAGGCCGCAGATTGACCATGCACTGGCAAAATCCAGAGTAATCAAACCCCGAGACATTCGGGCGCGGCATTCTTAATGTGCGGCTTGCGTGTGGGGCGCTATTTCACGAGCCCCTAAGCGGATGCTTCTTTGGACGGAACATTCGTGAGCCTTCGGAAGACCAGCAAGAATAACGCCCACCAGATATTGGCAAAACTGAAAATGTGCGCTTCCTTAGGTGCAACCTGGGGGTGGACATGGAACGCGATGATTCGGTGCTGCGAATAGAATTTAAGAACACCAAACCTATTGAGCTTGTTGATCTGACGATAAGCTTCACAGCATTAGCGGAGTCCTTCAAAGACTACGCGAATGCCCACACCTCCGACCCTCATCCTGACAATCTCCGTTTGTATGTCAAAGAGATTAAGTCCGGCAGTGTCATCGCTGATCTCATTGCTGTTGCACAACAGGCGCAATGGATCATGGAACACGCAGAGGTGTTCGCTGGGTTCGTATCGAATACAAATGACCTCGTGAGCTTCTTTCTGGGAAAGACAAAAGAGACGGCGTTGCCGACGCAGCCGCCGACGCCTCGACAGGCAAAGCAAATCGCGCAGTTCGTTGAGCCCGTCGCAAAGGACTTCGGATCGCAGCTAAATATGAACGTGATGGATGGCGGTATCGTCCACGTACATCAGCACTTTCACCTCTCCGGAATCGAGGCCAGCGCCGTTCAGAACGGTGTCACTCGCTTCCTCGGCCCGCAGCTGCCCTCAACACAAGTGCTGAGTGACCAATTGATGGTTTTGGAGCAGGTCAAGAATGATGCTTTAGCGAAGTCAGGTGACAGAGGCATTATCGAGACGGTCCACTCGAAACCCGTAAAGCTGCAATTTTCCAGCGAGGAAGCCAAACGGCGTGTCCTCGATCTGCATGAGAATCCGTTTGACTGTGTATTTCAAGTCAATGTCGAGGTGCGCTCAGCTGGAGGCAAGCCGGCACTTTATCGAATACTTGAAGTTACCGATGTTATAAAGCGAGATGATGACGACTGATACAGAGCTGCCAGCACGGGCAGGGTAGATCCAGGCGCTACGATCTTATGTTTTCTAAACAGCCAACCACCGAAGGCCGACTTCGAAACGGATTCCGGTGCCGATTGTTTCTCCAAATGCAGATATTTGTCCGTCGACACCCATCGACCCGGTTAATTTCACATCCGTTGTTTCTGTGCCAAATATTGAGCGAGAACTAGTGGATGTATGTCGTTTGACGCTTGCAGTCACCGTAATCCTATTCTCGTCTAGTTGGTATTTTCCAGAATAGTAGAAGGCCTCATCTCCACCGCTCGCGATGCCATCGTGGAGGTAAACTACGCCCGCACCCATCTGATCCCCAGTGCCAGTTATTTGTGAATGGGCACGAAAGTGAATTCGATACAGACCTTCTCTCATGGTTTCCTCCATCATCGATCAGTTTGGAATGTCTATTGGTTACAGGAGCCAAACCCCTTCTCGGGCGATGGCTCAGGTTGGGCAATTCACGCCAGCTATGAAGACCATGCCGCACGAGGCACTATCTAAAAGGCTTCGCTATAAGTGCTGACGGCTTGATTGGAAGAAGGGTGCCCCAGGCATGTTGCCAAAGACGCGCGTCCGCGATTTGCACGCAAATAATGTCAAAGGGCAACTCGTCCCTCATTTGTTGCGCGTTCGCCAAGGCAAATTCTACGGACACCGGGTTTCCGAGAGCTGGGGCGACTATTTGTCCTGTTCCTGAGTGATGCAATACCGGATGGTCTGCTTCGCCTACAAGATGCCCATCTAAATCCCAAATACGAACCACGATAGCGTCGTCTACATCGTCAGCGTCGGCAACGCGCTGGTAAGTAAGTCTATCCATTCGACCCTCCCAAGGTTAGCCCACGCAGTGCAAAAAAATGCGCGGCATATCTACTCGAATTCGTGCCAGTCTTCTTTAGGGGATAAAGCTGCAACCCCTGCTTTCATGATTGTATACCTTATTGCGTCACCACCAGTATCAGCGCGGACGGTGTCATAGAAGCCGTCTCGATGGAGTTTCTCCGCTATTTTATCGTGGGGGAGGGGATCCTCGATGATTATGCTTCCCCCATCAATCCAAATAACTTTCGTCCTATGCACCTGCATTTCTCATCTCCTTGGTTCGGTCAAGAATGCAATCAGAGAGCGACGAGATGTGCAAGTAGCTTTGGATCTAATCAAATTGAAAATCAAACACGGCGCGCTTGGATTGACCAATGACGGGTAGGCCCTCCGACTTTACACAGGCTGTTGCTGACGCGATATGCGAGCGCTTAGCCGGAGGTGAAAGCCTCCGCTGCATTTGCGACGCTGAAGACATGCCGGGAAAGACGACCGTCTTCCGTTGGCTTGCTGCCAATGAGGACTTTCGGAACCAATACGCCCGCGCCCGCGAAGTGCAGGCTGACACGCTGTTTGATGACATCCTCGATATAGCCGACGACGCGCGAAACGACTGGATGGAGCGCCGCGGCGAAGAGGATGCAGGTTGGCAGGTCAACGGCGAGAATATACGCCGATCGCAGGTTCGCATTGAGGCGCGCAAATGGATGGCCGGAAAGCTGCGCCCGAAAGTCTACGGCGATAAGCTCGACATCGATCTGAATAACAAGGTCAATTTTGTCATCAACGCAAAGCCCATGTCAGAGGCCGATTGGCTGAAAGAGCATGGAACAGACGAAGATCAATAGAACCGCATGGGCGCCCCAAGCTGGACCGCAGACAGCACTTATTGATTGCCCGTTCCGCGAAATCTTCTTCGGTGGCGCCCGCGGCGGCGGTAAGACTGATGGCGTTCTAGGCAAATATGCCATCAAGGCGGCGACATACGGGTCTGCCTTCAATGCGTTGTTCTGCCGTCGCGAGCTGCCAATGCTTGATGACGCGATTGAGCGCAGCAAGGAAATATACGGCAAGATCGGCGCCGATTGGAATGAGCAGAAAAAGACGTGGGTGTTTCCTGGCGGCGGGCGCCTTCGTTTCCGGCCGCTCGAGCGCGTTCAGGATGCCGACAAGTATCAAGGCCAGAACGTAACAGACGCTTGCGTAGAGGAAGCGGGGCTTTATCCAGACCCGAAGCCCATCGACCGAATGTTCGGTGTCCTTCGGTCTGCGAAGGGTGTGCCGACGCAATTGCTGTTGACCGGCAATCCGGGCGGCGCTGGCCAGCACTGGATCAAGCAGCGCTACATCGACCCGGCGCCAGGCGGCATGAAGTTGTTGGCGCGTCAGCTTCCGAACGGCAGGGAGCATCGATATGTTTTCATCCCGAGCCGGATCGAAGACAACAAGCTGCTGCTTGAGAATGACCCTGATTACATCAACAACCTTTATCTGGTCGGTTCTGACCAGCTCGTAAAGGCGTGGCTCTCTGGTGACTGGAACGCGATCGAGGGTGCATTCTTTGACTGTTGGGACACTCGCAAGCATATCATTCGTCCTTTCGCCATCCCGCGCGACTGGACGCGATTCCGATCAATGGATTGGGGATCTGCCAAACCGTTCTCCGTCGGATGGTGGGCAATCGCTGGTGATGACTATCCGACCGAAAACGGTGTCATACCTCGGGGCGCTATCGTCCGATATCGCGAATGGTACGGCTGCAAATCTGGCGAGGCCAACGTAGGTCTGAAGCTGACGGCCGAAGAGGTTGCACGCGGCATCGCCGAGCGTGAGGGAGCGAAGTTCGACCCCGACACGAAGAAGATGATAGAGAACCCGACCGAGAAGCTTGCCTATGGCGTGCTCGATCCCTCTGCTTTCGCAGAGGATGGTGGCCCGTCGATCGCGAGCCGCATGATGCGCGAGACGAAATTCAAGGTGATGTTTCGCCCCGCTGACAATGCCCGCGTCTCTCAGCGCGGTGCCATGGGTGGCTGGGACCAGATGCGCGCCAGGCTAAAAGGCGACGGCCAGCGCCCCGGATTGTTCGTGTTCTCGACCTGCACGGACTTCATTCGCACCGTGCCGCTCCTGCAGCATGACAAGGATCGAGCCGAAGACTTGGACACCGACGCAGAGGATCACGCCGCCGACGAAGCCCGCTATGGCTGCATGTCGCGTCCGTATCTACCGACCAAGCAAGACGATCCGTCCAAGCCGAAACAGGACTACAAGCCGCGTGGCGACAATGCCGGCGCAGGGGATTGGGTGACATACTGATGGCTCAGACTTCCTACGCCGCCTCGGTTACATCGCAGGCGAGCAATTACGACGCTCCGGCCTCTCCGGTCGAGATGGCAAACCATGGTGTTCTCAAGCGCCAGTATCTCGATTATCTGACTGTGAAGGATCTTGAGATCCGCGAGCAGCAGAACGCGCGCCGCTACTATCACGGTGTCCAGTACACCAAAGAGCAGATCAAGGTTCTCAACAAGCGTAAGCAGCCTGTCGTCACATACAATCGCATCGGCCGCAAGATCAATGCACTGATCGGTTTGCTCGAGCGTCAGAAGCAAGATCCTCGCGCCTTCCCACGCACACCGAACAACGAAGATGGCGCCGAGATTGCAACGGCCGTGTTGCGTTATGTGTGCGATGAACAGGATTGGGGCACTAAGTCACCGATCTGCGGATCATTCGGCGCTGTCGATGGGATTGGTGGCGTCGAACTCAATCTGACGCAGGGAGACACCGGCGACATCGATATTGGCCTTGAGCCGGTCGATCCGTCGTCATTTTTCTATGACCCGCGCTCGCTCAAGCCGGACTTTTCTGATGCTCGCTTTATGGGCATCGGCAAGTGGTCGGACATTGACGCTGCGATCGAGCTCTTTCCGCAAAAGGCCGACGAGATCCGTGCATCCACGGAAACCGGCGCCGAACTGACCAGCAACCCGGATAGCGATATCAAGTGGGTGACAGGCGGCGACGGCACGCGACGGATTCGCATTGTCGATCACTGGTATCTGAAAAACGGCGAATGGTACTGGTGCATCTATACCGGTTCCCTGATCCTTGGGGAGGGCAAGTCCTACCTGAAGGACGAAAAAGGCCGGTCGATGTGCAAGTACATCGTGTACTCGGCCAACATCGATCAGGATGGCGACCGTTACGGTTTCGTTCGCAATATGCGGTCCAGCCAGGACGAAGTGAACCAACGCCGCTCAAAGGCGCTCCACACGCTCAATTCCCGGCGCGTCATCGTCGAGAAGGGCTCGGTTGATGACGTCGAGCAGATCCGACGTGAAGCGGCTCGACCTGATGGCGTGATCGAGGTTGCACCAGGCACGACGCCGCCGACCTTCGACGATGCTGCCCGTGGTCAGGAACTGCAAGGCCATCTGGCGTTTCTTGAGGACGCGAAGAACGAGATCGAGAACTACGGCTTCAACCCGGCGCTGATCGGGCAGGGCGTGCAGGATATGTCCGGGCGCGCTATCCAGCTTCAGCAACAGGCCGGCATTGCCGAGCTTGGTCCGTATATGCTCGCCTTCCGTGGCTTCAAGATCCGCGTCTATCGCGCCATCTGGTGCGCCGTGCAGGAGCATTGGACATCGGAGCGCTGGATTCGCGTCACCGACGATCAGAAGTTGGCTCAGTTCTTTACCGTCAATAAGCTCTCGATCGATCCGGCCACCGGTCAACCAACGCTGGTGAATGCCCTAGGCTCGCTCGACGTGGACATCATCATCGATGAAGGCCCGGATGAGATCAACATGCAGGGCGATGCATACGACACGTTGACGGCCATGAGCCGCAGCGGTCAGCCGGTACCGCCGGAAGTTCTGATCGAGCTTTCCCCGCTGGCCGGCTCTGTAAAACAGCGCGTCTTGGGCATGATCGAAAACGCCAAGCAGCAACAGGCAACGCCGAACCCGTTGCAGGCCGCGCAGGCGCAGGCCGAATTGCAGGTCACACAGTCCAACGCAATCCTGAAGCGCGCACAGGCTCAGAAGGCAATGTCTGAGGCATCGAACCCGAAACAGCAGGGCGCACCGAGCGACCTCGATGTGGTTCGCAGCGTTGCCGAGATCCGAAACACCAACGCGCAGACAGCGAAGACGCTGGCCGATGCGCGTAAATCAGATGTCGAGGCTCAACTGAAGCCCATCCAGGCAGCCAATGAGGCAGCCAGGACAAGGCAGCAGGCACAACAGAACCTCACGTAGGAGTCGCCATCCTGAAAGGGCGATTTCGGGCGCCGGCCCGTCAACCGGCAGAGTGCCGCCGACTTCATGGGCGATCAGCCGCCGCCAGGCTTAAGGGCGATCCGTGAAACCTCCCACGACATTGGAGACATCTCGAAATGACCGAACAATCGGACATGGACGTATTCGATTCCGTAATCTCTGGCGCATCTGCACCGGCAGTAACGGAAACACAAACACCAGTCGTTGAACAGACGCAGACCACGCAGCCGACCCAGCCACGCGCCGATGACGGCCGTTTCTCAGCCAAGCAGCCCGACAAGGCCGCGACCGTTGAAACGACCACACAGCCGACGGCAACACCCGACACGCATCCCGCAAACGGAGGTGTACCGGTCAAAGCTGTCCAGGCTGAACGCGAAAAGAGGCAGGAAACGCAGCAGGAGAACGAGGCATTGCGCCGCGAACTCGCTGAAATGCGTGGCCAGCTTCAGGTTCTGACAACCCAGCGTCAACCGCAGCCGCAGCAACAGCAGGAAAAGCAGCCCGTCACCCTTTGGGATGATCCGGACGCCTTCCTACAAAGCCAGCTTACGCCGTTCCAGCAGCAAATGCAGGAAATGCGTGAGGAGCTATGGGAATCCAGAGCAGCATCGGTTCACACGCCCGAAGCCGTTCAGGCGGCGAAGGCAGCGGCCGAAAAGCTGTTCGGCACCCCCGAAGGCAAAGTTCTGCATCAGCAGATCACTTCTGCCGGCGGCAATCCGTTCGACAATCTGGTGAAATGGCACAAGCAGCAAGAGACGCTTGCCCGCGTGGGCGGCGATCCCGAAGCATGGCTGAATGCCGAACTCGAAAAGAAGATGAACGATCCCGCTTTCCTGGCTCAGGCCATCGAACGCGCTCGCGCGTCTGCAACGTCCAATACCACTCGGTCAGCGCCCCGCACTGAACTGCCCCCATCGCTCAGCTCTCTTCCCTCCGGCGGTAACTCCGCTGGCGGAAACGAGGATGCCAGCGATTCGGCGCTGTTCGCATCGACCACTTCCCGAAAGCGATAACCGCGGCCGGGATCAATCCTTGGAGCGAGCCAAATGGCACTCACACAGAATCATCCGAATAACGAACTGATCAAGTTCCGCACCGATGTCGCCTACGACTTCCTGCGGTCCTCGCGGTTCGATCCCTACATGGGCAATGACAGCACGTCTATCATTGTCCGCATGGCCGATCTCGAGGCCGACGGCAAGGAAATCCGCGTTCCTCTAGTCACCCAGCTCTCCGGCGATGGCGTTGGCGCCGGCACGCTGCGCGGCAATGAAGAGCAGATCGACAGCTACGGCATGCCGCTCTGGGCAGACTGGGCACGTAACGCCGTGGCCAACAATCGTGCTCAGAACAAGGAATCGTCCTTCAGCGTTCGCTCGACGGCTCGTAGCCTTCTGCGTGGGTGGTCGAAGCGCATCGTTCGTGACGACCTTGTCGACGCTCTGCTCTCCATCCCGAGCGCCACGATCCAGCCCGGCCGTTTCAGCTCGCCCGGCAATCGTGTGAACGGCATCAAGTTCAGTGCGGCCAGCGCGTCGAACAAGAATGCATGGGTGACCGCGAATGCTGACCGCGTCGTGTTCGGGTCGCAGATCAGCAACTACTCGACCACCTTCGCAACTGCCGTCGCCAACGTCGATTCCACGTCGGACAAGATGACGGCTGCAGTCGGCTCGCTCATGAAGGATCAGGCCAAGCAGACCGGCGTCGATCCGAATAACCCGGGCGTCTACAACGGCCGGCCGAAGATCAACCCGTGGATGATCGAGGATACGGACCAGGAATGGTACGTGATGTTCCTCGGCTCCCGTGCCTTCCGCGACCTCAAGGCAGACCCGGTCATGTACCAGGCCAACCGTGATGCTCGCGAGCGCGAGAGCAACCCGACGAAGAGCAATCCGATCTTCACCGGCGGCGAACTCGTGTACGACGGCATCATCTACAAGGAAATTCCGGAGATCACCCAACGCCTTCTTCTTAAGGGCGTCGGTGCCTCCGGTATCGATGTCGAGCCGACTTTCCTCTGCGGTCAGGGCGCTCTCGCCTATGCCATGGGTCAGATGCCGCGGCCGACGCAGCTCGAAGACGGCGACTATGACTTCGTGACCGGCATGGGCATCGAAGCGCAGTACGGCGTCGGCAAGATCGCCAAGGCTCCGCTTGACGTTGGCTCCGGCGCCACCGTCGGCAACCTTGTCGACTGGGGCATGGTCACCGGCTTCGTCTCCGGCGTCGCCAACCAGTAAAGCGCACAGCCAGGAGCCGGCATAGTTCGGCTCCTCTCCCTTCCATCAATCGATAAAGGAGATCGGCGATGGCTGATCGTATCGCATACCGCCAGCCACAGGCTGGCAATGAGGGCTTTGCGCGCACCATGAAGACGCTCGGCGGCCCGATCGCTACCCTGGCTGCCGACGCTGCCACGGGCAATACCGTGGAGCTCATGAAGGTGCCGAAAGGCTTCGTTCTGACCGGTGTCTATCTCGCGTTGACGGATATCGACACCAACGGGACGCCGGCCGCACTGGTGTCTTTGGGCGATGCCGGTAACGATTCCCGTTTCGTCGCATCATCCAACATCGGTCAAGCCGGCGGTTCCACGACGACGCTGGCGGCGGCTGGTCTCTATTACGAGTTCACGGCGGATACCAACATCGCCCTGAAGTTCCAGACAGGCGCCGCAACCGCTGCCGACGGCACGGCGACGTGCTACCTGACCGGCTTTATGAAGTGAGGCAACGGATATGGTGAAAGTCTCCGTGACCTACCGGGCGCCCAAAGGTGACGAAAAAGTCGTCGAAATGGGCGGCCACACCTTCTTTGACGGCAAGGTCGAGAAGGTCGACAGCGAGAGCGAAGGCGGCTTGCTGGCCAAGCTCCGCACCAACAAACATTTCGAGGTTTCCGACAAGGATATCCCGAAAGAGCCGCTCAAGGCACCGGCACCGGCGCCGAAGGTTGCCGACGTCGTTCTTATCGCTTCTGCACATTCGGATGGCACATTCGCCATCATGAACGGCGCCGACGTGATCAAGGAAGGCCTCACCAAAGAAGACGCCGACGCATTCAACGCCCTGTCCGACGAGGACAAGGCCGAATACGTCGCGGCATAATCTGACGCGGAGCGTGGCGAGATGAAGACGAGACAAGACTTGATTCTTGCCACGCTCAAGCTACTGCAGGCTGACGGCGGGGTAGGGCAGAACCCGCCGCCCGAGAATGTCGAGGATATCGACGGCATAATTGACGGCAAGCTTGCGGAACTGAGCCAACGCCAGATCTTTGGCGCAAACGACCCTGACCAGTTCGACGATGAAGTGGTCAATCCGCTGGCGACGATCCTCGCCAATACGGCAGCCCCGAGCTACGGGCAACCTCGTAATGAGGCATCGAATGCCGCGGCCGAAAACACGCTGCGGCAGCTCAAGCCGTCCACCTATGTTCCCGGCTCCGTTCTGCCGGTGGATTATTTCTGATGGCAGATATCGTTTTTCCAACCAGCACGGCGCCAGGCGCGCGGCCCGGCGAAGGCTCCGGCCGTCTGATCAACTGCTATGCCGAGCCATTGGACACAGGCGCGCGCGACAGCTTTGCGCGCCGGCGCGCACCGGGCCTATCACCGATCGCAACCTCCACGCATAACGGCTGCCGCGGCTTTCACTTTTACAACGGTGATTTGTTCGTGGCGCAGGCCGACCGGCTTTCGCGCGTCAACCTTGTCTCTGGTGCCTTCGTGGTGACGGATATCGGCGAACTGACAGGAACGAAGCGCGTCACCTTCGCCCGCAATAACAAGGCTCCAATTCCCGATATCGTTTGTGTGACCGAGGAAGGCGCTTTCACAGTCACCCGCGATGCGCCGCCCGTAGCCTATCCCGACGGTGATCTGCCGCAGCCGATCAGTGTTTCCTTCATCGATGGCTATTTCATCTTCGCGATCCGCGACGGCCGCTATTTCGTGTCCGCGATCAATGACACGGCGGTTAGCGCTCTCGATTTCGGCAAAGCGGAAAGCCATCCTGGCGGTCTGCTGAACGCTTTGGGCTTCGGTGAACAACTTGTACTCTTCGGGCCGTCCGGCATGGAGTTCTGGCAGAATGCCGGCAATGCCACGGGTACGCCGTTCTCGCGCGCCGCCGTCTTTTCGAAGGGCTTGGCCGATACATTCGCTGTGGCCGGCAATGAAGACGGTTACTCAAGCCTGATCTTCGTTGCTGACGACAATGGCGTCTATCGACTGGACAGCGGCTATCAGCCTACGAAGATTTCAACGCCGGATCTCGATCGCCTGATTGAGGCAGTCGCGGATAAGTCGACGATCGATGTCACGGTGGCCGTCACGTCGGGCCATATGTGGGCAACGGTGACCGGCCCGACATTCTCATGGACCTACGAGCTTGCAACCGGCTTCTGGCATGAGCGCGCGAGCTATCCGGATAACCATTGGCGCGGCGTGTGCTCGGTGAAGGCCTTCAGCGGCTGGATGATCGGCGACCGCTCCACCGCTGACATTTGGAAGCTCGACCCGAACTATGCCAAGGAAGGCAGCAATCCGCTCGTCTTGAGCGCTATTTCCCTTCCGACCGCTAGTTTCCCCGATCGCATCGCCATCCCGCGCGCCGACTTCGACATGATCGTTGGTCAGGGTCTGGTGAGCAGACAAGAGCCGATCGAGACAGATCCTGTCTGCCTAATCTCATGGTCGGATGACGGCGGAAATTCATTTGGAACGCCATTGCAGCGCCAGATTGGCCGGCTGGCGACGCATCGAACGCCCGTCGTGGTCAACCGTACCGGCATGTCGAGCCGATATGGGCGCGTCTGGCGCATCGACGTTTCAGATCCCGTCTATGTGTCGATCATGGGCGGCTCACAGCAAGCAACGCCGGTTTCGAACTGATGGCTAGCACACTCGCACCCCTTCCGCAGTTGCCGATCCCTACGGAACGGTTCGTGGACCCGCAAACCGGCCGCATCAATCAGAACTGGTATCAGTATCTGAAGCGCCTCGATGAACATCTGCGCGAAGCCGAACAGCGCATCGCCGCCTTAGGAGGCTGACTATGGGATTTCTCGATAGCCTGACGGGCGGCAACATCGGAAAAGCGTCGTTGAAGGCGATCGGCCAGAATGGTGCGATCCTCAACAACTTTCAGAATGCCGGCAACAGCGTCATCGATACCGGCGAGCAGAAATCGGCCGGTGCGCTTGACCAGGCCGTCAGCAACTATGATCCGTATTTGTCGGCCGGCAAGAGCGCCACGGGCATGTATTCCGATGCGCTCGGCCTGAATGGCGCCGATGGCAACGCAGCCGCCACATCCGCATTCCAGACCAGTCCCGGCTATCAGTTCACGCTCGACCAAGGCACACAGGCAGCGCTCCGCGGCGCGTCGGCGGCCGGCATGCTCAACTCCGGCAATACGCTGACGGCTCTCGACCAATATGGAACCGGAGTTGCCAATCAGGAATATGGCAGTTGGCTCGATCGGCTGAATGGTCTTTCCGGCCAAGGTCTCAGCGCTGCCAATGGCGCATCGGGCGCGCTCGGCAATGTCGCCAACCTCTACCAGAACACGGCGAACGATCGCCTTGGCCTCGATAGCTCGGTTGCCCAAGGTCAGATGGGCCTCAACAACGACACGGCGCAAGTCAAGGAACAGCAGGCGCAGCAGCAGGGCAGCTTTCTAAGCGGACTACTCGGGACTGGCTTGAGCCTTGGCACGAAGGCGCTCACGGGAGGGCTCTTCTAATGACGGTCACTCTTCCAAAGGCAGATTTTTCTTGGATGGGTCAATTGGCCGGGGCGCTTGGCTCGCAGCCTCAACAGATGGGTGCCGGCTATTTCCCACCGGCACCGAGCGCACCCGGAGCGCAGCAATCTGGATTATCCGGCACATTCCTCGGACGTCTCTTCAATCAGATGCCCACTAATCAGGCGGCAATCAATCCACTTCAGCAGCCGATCACGCGACTGGGAGGCTAACTCATGGCGATTGCAAGTCTTCGCGTTCCGATCGCGGCCCTTCCGACGGCTGACACGTCCTGGCTTAAGACGCTGCAGGATTCGGTCGGTAATGCGATCGATACGGCCGCACAGAACAAGGCCTTCGAGCAGAACGTCATCCCGGCGATCACCGGCACGGCTGCGCCCCAGCAGCAACCGGGTTTCCTCGGCCGCCTGTTCGGCCAGAAGAGCACCATACCCGCGCCTGCAGCTCAGCAGCAGATTGCCGCCACGAACCCGGCGCCGGTGCAGGGGAATGTGTCCGCTGGCACGCCGAACGACATTCAAAACCAGTTTATTGGCACAATACAGCAAGGCGGCCTGACGAACCCCTATGGTTTGGCCGCAGTCGCGGCGACCGGGCGTGCGGAAAGCGGATGGTCACCGGCGAACGTCAATGCGGCTTGGCCTGATCCGTCGCAGAGCGGTCAAGCAGGCACCGCCGGCGGCATCTTGTCGTGGCGCAACGAGCGGCTTGCCAATCTGCGCAATTTCGCGCAGGCGCAGGGCGAGGACCCGTCGAACATCTCGCCGGCGACACAGGCGAAGTTCTTCCTGCAAGAAGATCCGACGCTGGTCCAGCGCCTGAACGCTGCCAAGAGCCCGCAGGAAGCCGCCAGCATCATGGCGAATGCTTGGAAGTTCAAGGGCTATGACCAGGCTGGCGGCGAGGCTGCGCGCCGTGCTGCGCTGACGCAGAACTATTATGCTCAGCAGTTCGCCAATGCTCAGCCGCAAGCCTCCGCTCCCGCCCGCCCAACGCAGGTTGCCAGCCTCAACCCGACCGATGGCATGACGACGGGTTCCGTCGCGCCGGCCGCCGCTTCCACACCGCCGGCAACCGCGGCAAACTTCGATCCCAGCGCGGTGACGCCGGACCAGTTGAACGCGCTGCTTGGTCCGGCGCCGGCGCCCTCCGGTTATGTCGATCCCGTCGTGACTACTGCCTATCGTCAGTCTTCGCAGCCGGCCACAGCCGCCGCGCCGGTGCAGCCGCCCGTGCAATCCGCTCAGGCCGCTGCAGCGCCAGCCGCAAGCGCTGGTCCCGGCTCGATTGCCGCGGCACAGCCCGTATCCCGGCAGAACGTCACCAATGACCAGATCGCCGCCATGGTGCGCAATCCCTATACGCGCCAAGTCGGCTTGCAGCTCTGGCAGCAGGTCTTGACGGGAAAGACGGCTCAGCCGTGGTCTTTCGTGAAGCTCGATGATGGCACGTTGGCCAGGGCGAACGCCTCGACCGGTGAAGTCCAGAGCCTCGGCAAGTTTGCAAGCTCGAAAAAGGAACTGCTCAGCAACGGCAAGGGCGCTTTCTACGACGCCGAAAGCGGGCAATGGATCGCGCCGCCCGAAGGCATGCAGGGCGCCACAGAATATGGTCTTGCGCCAATCTACGGCACCGATGCCAACGGCAACACCGTTATCGGTCAGCTCGCGAAGGATGGCACGTTCCAACAGACGCGCTTGCCTTCCGGGTTTGTGCCCACGCCGGGTGTCAGCAATACCGATCTCGGAACGTCGGTCATCACACGCAACAACAAGACCGGGCAGATTATCGATACCCAATCGAAAGACGTTCAGGGCGAAGCCTTTCAGCGGAAGGCCGGCACGGACATGGGCGAGCAGGCGGCTAACAAGGTCGCGGCCGGCTCGTCGCTCGGCAGTACGCTTAGCGGTCTCGATCGCCTGGCAGCATCTGTTGACGATATTTCCTCCGATCCCGCGCTCGGGAAGGTCACGGGCTGGGAGGGCATGTTGCCAAACATGCCGGGCGGGAAGGCAGCCAGCGTCCAGGCACGCTTGAACACCTTGAAAAGCCAGATCGGCTTCAATGTCTTGCAGGCCATGCGCGAGGCATCAAAGACTGGTGGGGCGCTCGGAGCTGTTTCCGACAAAGAGAACGAGCTCCTGCAGAACAATCTTGCGGCGCTCGATCAGGCTCAAAGCGAAGGGGATCTGCGCAAGCAGCTTCAGATCATTAGGCAATATGTCGACGGCGCGAAAGCTCGTCTCTCCGGCGCCTACAAGCAGATGTATGGCTCAGACTATATGCCTCCCACTGATGCACCTGCTTCTGGCCCGAGCGTTGACGATCTTCTGAAAAAATACGGTGGTCAGTAATGGCAACTCTTGATCAGCTCGCAACCGCGCTCCGCAATGCGGATGCCGCCGGAGATACCGACGCAGCCAAGGCGCTTGCTGCAGAGATTGTCCGCCAGCGTGGGCAATCCGTTGCCGTGCCATCGGCAGATCAGCCTACGGTCAACGCTACTGTCGAGCAGCCGCAAGATCCTCGCGATAGCGCCGTGGGAAAGGCTGATGCTTTCGTTCGCGGGGCTGCCGATACGCTGAGCTTCGGCGGCGCGGACGAACTGGCGGCCCAGCTGCAGAGCGGCCCGCTGTCGCTTCAGACGAAGCCAGACGACTACTATAGCTCCGGTCTGTATGCCGGCTCGTGGAATCCATTGGGCGCCATCGCTCGCACGCTCGACGCGCCGTTCGCATCCGATACCAAGAACGCCGACTATGACAAGGCGCTTGCCGCAGAGCGCGCCACCGACACGTCAGACGCACAGAACCGCGCCGGCTATCGCATCGCCGGTCAGTTGGCGGGCGGCGTTGCTGGCGGTGCCGGACTGGCGAAGAGCGGGCTGTCGACAACGGCGAATGCAATCAACAGCGGCGCGAAGCTTGCCAATGTCGCCAAGGCGTCTGCGGTTGAGGGCGCTATCCTTGGTGGCGCTCAGGGGTTCGGGAGCGGTCAGGGCGGCTTTTTGGACAGGCTTCAAGATGCGGCTGGCGGCGCTGCCACCGGTTTAGCGCTTGGAGCGGCGACGCCCTATGCCGTCGCTGGTGGTGGCAGTTTCCTTCGATCCCTGGCCGCGCCGATCGTCTCTCGCGTCAATCCGCAGCCTGCGGCAAATCGGGCGCTTGGAGTTGCGCTAGAGCGATCCGGCAGAACGCCCGACCAGATTGCCAACATGTTGCAGTACGCTGGGGATGATGGACAGGGTGTCTATACCGTTGCTGATGCCCTCGGGCATTCGGGTCAACGCATGCTCTCGTCTGTCGCCAGAACGCCCAATGACGCGCGTCAGGATGTCGTCAACCAGCTTTTGAACCGCCAGATGGGGCAGGGCGATCGCCTATCGAACGCTCTTGCTGAAGGCTTTGAAGCCCCGGATACGGCGGCGCAGCGTCAAACCGCTCTGACAAATGTGCGAACGGCAGATGCCAATCAAAACTACGGTGCGGCTCGGCAAGCTGCTGGGGCGGTCAATGTCTCCCCAATCCTCGATACCATCGATCAGACATTGAGCCCTGGCGTCAATCAAATCGTCAGCCCGCGGGACAACATCGGCTACGACACGATTCAAGGAGCATTGGCGCGCGTTCGAAACATGTTGTCCGATGGCAACTCGCAGGTCACGGATTTCAATTCGTTGTTCCGCGTAAAGCTTGATCTCGACGACATGGTCCAAAGGGCTGAAAGCCAAGGAGCCGGCAACCGCGCCTTTGCGCTCGGCCAAGTCCAGCGGCAGGTTGATAGGGCTCTCGCCGCAGCGTCGCCCGAATATCGGAATGCGAACGACACGTTCGCCCGTCAGAGTGGTGTTATCGATGCGGTGGATGCGGGCCGCGCCGCGACGAGCGGTCGTGTCCGCGCCGACGACAACATTGCAGCATTCAACGTTTTGTCGCCGGATCAGCAGAGCGCATTTCGGGCCGGCTACGCCGATCCGCTAATCAGCAGAGTCGAGAGCGCCGCGTCATCGCCCACGACAAACAAGGCGCGGATGCTGATAACACCTAAATTTCAGCAGGAGTTCCCGGCTTTTGCTGCTCCTGGACAGGGCGATCAGTTGGGCCGACGTGTGGGACGGGAGCAACGCATGTTCGAAACCACCAACCAGGCACTCGGAGGATCGAGAACGGCCGACAATCTGGCTGATATGGATGAAATCAAAAATTTCGATCCAGCCATTTTGACGAACTTGTTTAAGGGAAACTGGAAAGCGGCGGCGCTGGGTGCCGTCACGAGGGCACTCAACGAAGGAAAGGGAATGCCCCCTGCGGTGATTGAGCGCGTGGGCAGAAGTTTGATGGAAACTGATCCTGAGTCTGCCCGGCGCCTTCTCACGGTGGCGAATAGCAAAGCCATGGATGACACCGCGAAGAGAGGAATGGCGACCGCCATCCTGAACAATCTGAGTTCGATCGTGACTCCAAGAGTGATCGGGCAGAACTGACGGCCATCCCTAAAACTGCGCATCCCGTTTTCGGCGCGCCGACTTAGACTTCCAGTTTTCTGGAACTTTATTGCCAGTAATTTCGATCGCCCATGTCGCCAGCATACAGCCAGTTCCTAGGCCTACAGCGACGGCGTACCAATCAAAGGTATGGGTGGAGAGATATCCCCACCAGCAAAAAGCGATGATTGCCCAGACTAGCCACCAAGAAACGGGTTTGTAACCCTTCTTAGGTTCGTCTGGATCGTGATCGATGATTGGGCCGTTCGACATGCCGCGAACATGCCTCAACTTTGGGAAGAAGAAAAGAGGCTGGCCGAGGCCATACCCGACACAGTGTCCGTTTCCAATCTGGCTCCGCTAATGGGGGCCTTTTTCATTTCCGTTAGGAGTGGCCAATGGCCGGTTTCTGGAACCTATCGAACTCGCAGATCCATGACCAAAACGGCAAACCGCTGATCGGCGCCAAGGCCTATTTCTATCTTGGCGGTACAACGACACCGATCACTATCTATAAGGTCTATGGCCTTGGTTCGGCGAATGCGCACCCGAATCCGGTCCAGACTGACGGCGCCGGCTTCTTTCCATCCGTTTTCTTCGACGAGGCTAATCAATTCTATCGCCTGCGCATCACGACGGCGGCAGGCGTCATCATCTACGATGTCGATGGCATTCCGATCATTGGCCCAAACACGGGTGGCGGCGGAGGTGGTGGCGGCGACAATCCAGTTGACCCAAACGCTATAATGACAACTGGCGATATGATGGTTCGGTATGGGGAGGGACTGCGACCCGGTTTCGTACGATGCAATGGCCGTACCGTTGGATCTGCGACCTCAGGGGCCTCAGAACGCGCCAACGCCGATGCGGAATCGCTGTTTAATTATCTTTGGAACGCCGACCCAAATCTGGCTGTTCTCGGCGGCAGAGGCACTACACCAGGAGCCGATTGGTCAGCAAACAAGCAGATGACGCTACCCGATTGGCGAAGCAAAGCCATTATCGGCATGGACACAATGGGCAACGCAGCGGCCGGTATCATCGCCGGCGGCTCTGCGCTTGGCTTCGAAGTCGGTGAGACCGCACATACGCTCGCTCTCACCGAGATACCCAGCCACGTCCACGCTCTTTCTGACCCGGGCCATATCCACAATTGGGGCAACACCGCTCAGGGCTTCGGGCTTGGCTCGGGCAACGTCGGTGCGTTTGCTCAAGGTGGCCCCATCCCAGGCGGCTTGAATACGACTGCCGCGCCTACGGGCATAACAATGAGCCCAGCGGGCGGTGGCCTCGCCCACAATAATCTCCAGCCATCCAAGACGCTTACCATCTACATGAGGCTCTGAATGTACGAGGCAAATCTCGCACCGATATCCAATCGCGCAGATTGGATCGGGACCATAGAAATAGTCGACGACGACACCAACGAAACGATCAACGACCTTACGGGGCTCAAAGCTCGGCTTGAGGTTCGATCGCAAGATCCATCTCGTCATTCGCTCGTCGGCACAACCGAAGACGGTCACATCACATTAACACCCTTCGGCATCATTCAATGGCGATTTACCACCGCCGAAATGCTCTGTCTGGAACCGGGCACTTACCAAATCGGCATCACGATAACACGCGAAGACATTACGGAGCAGGAGCTGGTGGGCTCACTGCCGATCATTGATGGAGTAGTCAGGCAATGAGCACAACCTCACTTCGGTTGCGAGCAGTCGCGCGGTTCCCGGCCAATATTTCGGCGACGAACGGCCTAACGGCTGACCGCAACAATATGGATGTTGTCGTACGTCCTGATTTTGGTCAGCTTGTTCAGGTGCCGGCGGTAGACAATCCGACGAAGACCCTCTTCCTCGCATGGGACAGCGACATCGACAATTACTCGGCGATTTCGTTTTCGAACCTCGTGAGCAATATTCAAGAGGTGATCATCGGCGCCCCGTTGGCAGCAATCAACGATGTGAACCCTGGAGCGGATCAGGCCATCTATTTCACAGGCATTGGGGAGGCAGCGACGTTTACCGTTTCTGAATTCGTCCGAAGCGTATCGAACGCCGTCGATGACGAAGCCTATTTGGCGGCCATCCACGCCGCCACGCAAGAGCAGGGTGCAAAGGCCGATACCGCTGTTCAGCCGGGTGAACTGCCTGCGTTTGACGCAGCGATTTACGAGACGGTTGCCGGCCTCCCTGAAAAGACGATACCAGCAGGCGCAAACGCAATCATCATCGACGGGCTTGCTGCGATCGACGATGAACAGGGCGGTTTGTTTGTAGCAACGAATACGGGCTCGCTTGACTTTGCGGCGTCAGCGGATGGCCGTACATGGTACCGCGTCAGCGACGACCGCGACAAAGCATGGATGGCGCTGCGGAATAGAAAGCTTCTGGCCAAAGCCGATTTCAATCTGATGAACGCCGCGACGTTCAACTTCGTCACCCGTGGCGACAGCTTGACTTATGGTCAGGACACCACCTCCGCAGATCGATTGCCGCCACCGACTGGTTTTGTCGAAGACCGTGCTCCTATTCAATACCCGCAGAGGATGCACGACAGGCTTGCGGCGCTCACGAACGCGACGATCACTGTGACCAATCTGGGCTATTCCGGTGACACGGCGAAGGATGCCTTCACGCGTTGGCCCGATAAGCCGGATGCCGACGTCTCCTACATCATGATCGGCACGAATGACGCCAACGGCGCCCACGGTGCCACCTATGCAGAATACTGCACCTATCTCGAGAAGCTGATCCAGCGCGATATTATGTGGGGTATTGGCGTCGTTCTGCTGACGCCTCCGTCCCAGACTCTAAACAACAGTTTCGTCTTGCAATCGCAGTATGCCCAGTTCGCAAAGGCCCTTGGCGAACATTACGGCTGCCCTGTCTTTGAAGGCGTCGAAGTGCATCAGTACTGCCTCCCGACGGATGTCTACAGCGACGCCATCCATTTCAACAAATACGGATATGCCAAGTTCGGCGATGCGGTCGCGTCATTCACCATGTCCGGGGCGCTATCCGCCGGCATTCGAAAAGTTTCTTCCGAAGTCAACATGCAGCCAATCCGGGGCACGGAAGGCATCGGCTCCTATCGTCAGGGCGGCACATTCGGCGCGAGTGGCGATGGGGGCTTTACGTCGAATACGTCGCTTTTGGGTGTCGCCGAAAATAGCGCATGGACGATGGCGTTTTATCTCGATGCCGAAGCCGCAGACGTCTATCTGACGGGCGGTACGTTCGATGGTGCGACGGTGGAGCTTTCGGCGCCGATCGATGGGAAAGCGATCAATCGCGCCGTTCTCAAAAGCACCAGGCAGAAATCTGTTCAGGAGTCCACCTCTTATGTTGCGAAGACTTATCTCCTCGGCAAGAAGACATATGCAGGGTCCTTTGTTGGACGTGGCTGGAAAACATTCACGTTCTATGGCAAGGCGACAGGCGCCGGTACAGTCTTCATCAATGAAGTCTTCATAGAACCGCGCCAGCTTGACGAGGTTGGCGTACAGAGCAGCATATTTCAGCCGGCAAAAGAAGAGCTGCTCGTTTTCTCGCTGCCTAGCAGCCCTATCACGGCCGACCGTGCCGATATCAACGGCGATGTTTGCATTCCATTGCCTAAGGCGCTGATGGGTCGCACGCAGGACCCCGGCAACTACTTTGCATTCGGCACTGTCGAGGTAACAATAAAATGCGTGGCCACGACCTCATCTCCCCCCGATACGGGGGTGACAAAACTTCTGCTGTGGCGGGATGGGACATCCGCGGCGGGGCTCGTGATGTCCGTCATTTACAAGTCAACCCCGCTGGCAGTCGAACCGGTCGCAGCCGGTGTCGGCTTCACAGCCTACAACCCCACTCTGAGCGGGCCTACCGGTTTGGACAAAACCCGGTTCCCACAGACGACAGAACAAGGTTGGCTATACCTCACGTTCTCCGGAATGAACGTCGGCTACTACATGTTCGAGTTCAGAAGCATGGGCCAAGAGAACGCTGAAGCAACGCTGATTTATTGAGCTGCATCCTGCATCCAATCCCCAATGGAAAAATGACATGATCGATTTACCGCGGCTGCGAAGCTCTAGTCTTGATGACGGGAGTCCCACGTTCCCGACCAAGGGTTGCTGCGGGACTCCCGGCCGTCGCGTTGGGGTCCCCGCTCCAGCGCGCACAATAGATCGCTCGTTGCCGGGTCAAACCAGAGCAAACCTCCTCGGGTCAGAAATGCGAGATTAATATTCACAGTAGCGTGTGCCGTTTCAGATCGCGGCCGGGCTTCAGTGATGCGAGCGAAGCAGCACCATTGCCGGGCCTGCCAAAGCTGCGGCTGCAATCATCAGTGAAATTCCCACCTTCAATGCCTTTATTCGGCGCGTCCTGACGCCGCTCCAATCGTAAGCCACTGATTCCCCCAAGTGCTGCTCTGCGTAACGTGACCTAGCGGCCTTCTAGCGGACGGCAAGGTGAGGAATATAGCTATCCCCCGAAAAGAGCTGACCGGATGAAAGTGGCCCTACCTCGTGGCAGGGAGGCAGGGCCAGGGACCCGGGTACGGCTCATGCAGCGCGAGCATTTTCCGGGGGGGCGTCTTGCTCGCGCAAGGTTTGCTACCACCGCAAGATGAAGCCAAACTGAAGACACGTGTCGGGAATCGACGATTTCCTCATGGCCGGTCAATCGCCCCTTCAGAAACCCAATTCAAACGGAGCATAATCATGACCCAAGCTACCGAGCCGCGGTGGCTCGCTTTTGCGCGCAAATATATCGGCCTTCACGAGGTCGTGGGATCGGGTAACAACCCGGAAATTGTCCAGATGTGGGGGAAGCTCGGGCTACCGTTCCGAGACGACGCCACGCCCTGGTGCGCGGGCTTCGTGGGCTTCGTTTTCGAAAGCGTTGGGATCAAGTCCACCCGATCCGGTTTGGCGCTCTCCTACCAGAATTGGGGCGTCTCGCTCAAAGCCCCGGCCGTCGGCTGCGTCGTCACCTTCAAGCGCACCGGCGGCGGCCATGTCGGCTTTGTCGTCGGCAAGGATCAGAAGGGCAACATCATGGTTCTCGGCGGCAATCAGTCGGACGCCGTCAATATCAAGCCTTTCGCGACTGACCGCGTTACCTCCTATCGCTGGCCAGCCGGCGAACCTATGCCGACTGGAGCATTGCCTGTCGTGAATTCCAACGACGTCGTTTCCAACAACGAAGCCTGATCCTCCCCAAAAACAAGGACCACCCTCATGCGCATCCTCCATTTCGCGATGGCTGGCAGCCTCATGCTGTTCGTCGCTACCCTCACCGCATGCCAAACAACGTCCGTGGATACGGCGATCGAGCAAAACCTCCCGAAGGTCTGCTCAGCTCTCGAAACCGCTCACACGGCCTTCTCTGCGGTCGCGCTGACCGGAAAAATCAAAGCCTCGACCGTCTCGAAAGAAAACGCTGCCTATGCCGGCGTTGAGACGATCTGCACCGATCCATCCCATACGACCGTCATCAATGCCGTTGTGCTCGTCGCGCAGGCCTATGCGGTCGTTTCCACAGCTCTTCAGGAAGCCAAGTCGGCACAATAAGGAGAAGTTCATGAACATCGGAGCATACAACAAAGCCATCGTTGCCCTGGTTATGGCGCTCATCGGCATCGTCAATCTCATCTGGCCCGGCAGGATCGGTTTGGATGAAACGACCGTGACGGCCATCGTGACGGGCATAACGCCTATTCTCGTCTGGCTTGTCCCCAACAAGCCACCCCAGCCACCGACTCCTCCCCAGTGAAATCCGCGCTTCTTCTGATCGGATTTCTGTTCACAGCAAACACGCTGGCGGCCTTCATGCTGCTGGCGTGGCATTCAGTTCTATGATTGGTCCGGCTACCGCGCCGGAAATTCTCGTCTTCATGTCTTCCAAGGACAGCATATGAGCATCAACGACTTCTTCGACGCGCTCGGGATCAAAGCCGGCGTTATTGTTGCGGGCCTGTCTGGCGGCATTCTTCGGGGTTTGTCCCGCCGTCGTTATACTACTCGTGAAATTATTGCGTCGCCTATCTGCGGAGCTATTGCTGCTGCCTATCTGACGGAGCCGGTGCTCTTCTATCTTCGCGCTATCAATTGGCCGTTGCCTGCACAGGATGTTGCCGCGATGAATGCCACAGCTTTCGTTGTTGGCGTGTGCGCGATGTGGATCGCCGATCTGTTTTTTGAGGCGATGCTGCGGTGGGTGAAGGGTGGACGGCCGGCGCCGTAACTCGTCGTCGATTTTAAGCCGCGTTGGCGATCACCGGCTGCATTTCGAATAATACTATCTTCCGATCAAGTTGAATCTAGGTTAATTTATGTCTTGGCAGATGAGGGTGAGGAGCTATGGGCCAGCAGGAAAGCCCTCGCGAAGAGGAAAGGCGAGAGGAATCGCTGTCACGGGAACGGGCTCAACTCAAAGCTGATCTCGAAGCTCTCTCATCTAGTTTCGCCCATAATTCTGAATCGAGATTTATAGAGCAATCGGCAGATCGGCAGTTGCGGTGGCTTGCGAATTACTGGATGGTGGCCGCGAGTTCTTGCTTGTTACTTGTTAGCGGACTGACGGCATTTCTGCTTTCCGGACGGAGCCTGTTAAACCAAGATACTTCGCCGTCTTTCTATGTTGAACACACAGTTCTGATTTGTTTTCTTGTCTTGGTTATGTGGGCGGCCTGTGCATGTTTTGTTGTTTCTGTACGGCTTCGGCTTCTAAGCTATGAAGCATCGCAAGCAGCCATTTTGGACGACTTCATAGTCAATGATGAAGTATTGAACCAGAGGGTCGCCTAATGTCGTTGCTCAAATCGAGTACTGTCGATTTGAGCAGAGCTGCCGAAAAAGCGCGAACCTCACTCAAGGCAATATCGACCGCATCAAGAGAAACGACAAATCTTTCCACGAGCGCGATTTTGGGAGTTCTTGGGTTCTTCCTCTTTGCGGGAGCCACGTTTGGCGCGCTTGCCGAGTTATCTCTATTGCCCTATGCGCCTTTCGTGACGCCCGTTTCGGGCTCCTGCGGACTCCTGCTTGGGGTGTTGTGCGCTCGTGACCGCAAATATCGTGCGATCGAGCAAAGATCCGATCTTATTGAACGCGCCTGGGCACTTCGAAATAGCGAAGTCCAGATTTTGACTTCGCAGATCAAGAGCGCCATACGTTCCGGCTCACAGTGGCGCGATGCACTCGAAAAGCGGTTGACTGATTTATTGGTGGCTTCCCCTGACGAGCTTATCGCGCGGTATCGTCTCGGAGATCAAGGAACAGTTGCAACGATACTTCTACCGCCTCCAGATCGTTCTGGCTTGCAGGCGCCGATAGAAATGCCGATCAAGGAAAATCAGGAATAGCGCTCTGTGGCTGGCGATTTGTCTTTTTTCAAGTCGTCGTTCATATCAGCGTCGGCTCCGGATGGTCGCCGGCCCGCTTTTCGATCGGCTCGATGATATCGGGTCGGTCGTTTTTCGGTGAACCGACATTCTTGCCGATCGGCCACATGGTTATCAGATCGCTCGGCTCGCTGGAGGGAAAACGGCTCTACCTCATTGGGGGGAAGGCAGAGCCGGGAGACCGATACCGGCTCACTTAGTGCGCCCAAGAGTGGAGCTTGCCCGCTTCCTAATATTATACTACCAAAGGGTGAATTTCTAGCGTTATAATCCCGCACCTTCCATTTTCCCGCGCTCTATCGATGCGACGGATTTCTCCATGTCGCGTGAAGCCAGTCGCGCCGGTGCGTCTGTCCCGGTAAGAGAGACGAAGAAATAGACGTCTTGTGGTTGTTATAAAAATATGCAAAATACACGCAGGTCGGACGTGCCCGCGCCCGACTGCTGGATACACTAATAACTGCAAGCCCCTATCCCTATCCCGGATAGGGGCTTTTTTGTTTGTCCCGCCAATGAACCTGCGGTGTTTCGGCCAGCGCTATTTTCTACGTTACGCTGGCCGAGGATCACGATCCTACGCCGGGGAACCAGCCCTTTAGCGCGGTGAAAATTACCAAAGGGGACCGGCGCAAGATATTCGTAAAATGTCGTGGAAATCAGGCCGTCCGGCGGTCAAAAACAGCCTCTTGCTGCGCCACCCTTTGGCATGGGGTATTCGTCCCAGCGATGCTCAAAGCAAAACCAGCGCGTCTCGCCGCGGGCCGATATCGTAGCCGAGCGCGCCCCATTTCTTGCAGCCGGCCCCTTCGCAGTAATGTTCGTAGAGGGTCGGCCCACGTGTCAGCGTCTGTCGTTGTTCGTCGCTCATGTCAGTTTACGCTCGGCGGGGCCGATGAAGGAAGTTCGTCCAAAATCGGCTGAAGACGTCGGTGAAAGCTCTCCAAGTGGTTGACGGCATCCGTTCCTCTTTGAACACCCTCCGCGGTGCCGACACCGCTCAAGCCTGCTACCAAGTCGCGGCGAACATTCTCGATGACTTCGGAAACAAAGCCGCGCGGGTTGTCAAAAAGAAGCCCGACCCGCAATAGAAGTTGGGCTGCGAACATCTCACTGACATACGCCCTAGCGTCGATTTCCTGTACCAATTCGGTCAGATCATCAAGTCGTTTAGACATTGCTCTTGCTCCTCTCAGGCTCTTCCGAGAAGAGCATTAGCAGCTCGTCGTCCGGCAGGGGACGTTGAAGCCGCTTCGCTTCCTCCCATGAGGCAGTCATCCATAGTTCGATCTCTTCCACGTTCCGAAGAATGACCGGCATCGCCTTTTCATGGATTTCGCCAACGACCCTGTTCGCCTCCGTTGTCAGGAAACCATAGAGATCGACGGTAACCTCCCCCTCCCGGATCTTTCGAACCGATCGCCATTGCGGCACCCATATGCCCGCAAAGAACATGAGCGGCTGATCATCGTTTACGGCAAACCATGCATTCGGAACGCGGCCTCCCTCCACACGGCTTCCGTGGTCCGGTTCAGCAAACCGTGTGAATGGCACAACACATCGGTTTTCGACGCCGAGCCAGCGGGTCCAATGTTTGCTATCGGTGCGCCTGACGTTGGTCGTGCCGCCATCTGGCTCCATCCTCAATAACTGGCCGAAGTCGAATGGTGTGCCCTTTGCCTGGAGCTTGTCGGCGCGTTTTTTCGTGGCCTGCATGAGCGCCTGTTGCGAACTCGGAAGTCCCCATCTCACCATCGCCAATTCACGGCCGGCCCCTGTATTCCGGACGATCGGACCCATTTGGTCGGGATAGAGGTCGAGCGATGGTTGTAGGTTGCCGATGCTGTCGATCATTGCCCTGGTGAATTGTCGGATGGCTTCCTGGTTTGTAGTGACATTGTAGAGGTTACACATTCCTACTCTCTCCCTTTCGTTTAGCCTCAGCACCCTCTAGGACGCGTCTTCACCCGTCGTCACCATTGTGAGCCATCAGCCGGTCGTAATAATCCTCGACCATCCGGGCAGCTTTCCTCGCGGTCTCTTCATATCCTTGGTGCGGTAGCAATCTCTGCCTGACTATCGGGCCTTGGCCACTCCACTGCCACAGGCCCTTTACCGGTCCACCCGACTCGAGCCTGATCCGGCCTATTCTGATCTCTCCATCCCATCCGCAGAAATCCGTCTTATGGCTATCCGCGTCTTCTGGATTCGGCCAGGTCACCCGCCATTTATATCGCAGCGCCGCGACAGCCGGCGCACCCGCTTTCTCGGCCACTTCAGCTCCGTAGTTTGTTCTCAAAATGTTCTGGGGAAGGAAGAGAGTCAAGATGGGCAAAATAAAAGCCCGTCACCGGCGCGTGACGGGCTACCGCGGAGGCGACGCCGCGGGACGAACTAAAGAGTTCGCTGATGTTCGAACCGCGGTCTGGCGAATATGTTCCCGCCGCTCGCAAGAAAATTAGGATTGCTTTCGGATCGCCTCAACAATGGCTTCAACTTCGCCGATCGTGATAAGCCCCAGCAAATGATTGTCTGCCAGGTCGACAAGAGCGGCCGCAATTTCCATTGCGGACCAGCCGGCGGCCACCGCTCTATTAGCAACACCGGCGAACGCGCCATGCAATGCGAACTGGCAACAGAGATGCCGGTCGGGATGATCTTTGCTGACGAGGGGGGG